ACATTTCGCAGCCAGAATGGAATAGTTTCGAGGTAGTGTTTCTGAAGCGCGGAGAATACCCAGAGGTACCTGGGCCGCTTCAGAACTAGTTGTGGGGTATCATTTATGGGCGCTTAGAACCTAAATCAAGCCCATTGGTGCGGAGAAAGGGAGTCGAACCCTCACATCCCAATGGATACAGGAACCTAAGTCCTGCGTGTCTACCGTTCCACCATCTCCGCGTCGCCAAAAGTCTCCTCCGCGTCACCGCTCGCGTCACCGCGTCGCCAGTGTGTCGCGCATGTTGTAGCGAAAAGAAACCCCCCGGCGCACTAGGCAGCCGAGGGGTTCAAGTTCACACACACGCGGACGTGTTCCTTAAGTGGCTTATATGGTTAGCCCTAGGCCTCCATGAGGTCTCTGGCTGCCAGCAAGTCAAAGGGCTGTAGCTTAGCGTACCTCATCGTCATCTTGATGTCGGTGTGGCCGAGCCAGTCTTTGACCACGACGATGTCTTTCGTCTTGGCGTACAGGGTGGAGGCGCAGGTGTGCCGCAGGGCGTAGGGGATGAACCCCTGGTCGTCCGAGAGACCCATGCGTGACCTTGCCCAGTCCCATGCGTGACGCACGGATCCTGCGGTTGCCCACTGGCATGGTTTGCTGCCGTACCTGCCGGACAGCCGGTGGACGGCTGCCAGTGCTCTGCGGGTGAGCGGTATGGTTCGCGCGTCTCCCGTCTTGGTACCGCTGCGGGTGTCTCCGCGGATGTCCTTTACCGAGCGCAGGGTGAGCAGGTCACCCCGCACGTTATGCATCTCGATCAGCTCGATCTCAGAGCGCCTGCCTCCGGTGTCCATGAGTAGCACCATGAGGTCGGCGAAGTCTTCACCCGCTGGCCCGTCTGAGCGGCGGTTGAGTAGGATTGCGTAGTCCACTGTGAACAACCGCAGAAGCTCGTCGAACTCGGCGTCAGTTATCAGCCTGTCCCGGAGGTTCTTGTTCAGCTTTGGCAGCTTGAACTTTGGTCGCTCGGTGAGAACCTCCTCGTCCACAAAGTGGGTGTAGGCCTTTGTCATGACTGCCAGCTTTGAGCGCATGGTAGACGGTGAGTAGCCTTTGTCCTTGAGGTGGGCGGTGTAGGCCTTCATCTGCTGTGTGGTGATGGACGCCAGCGCGGTGTGTCGCCCGAAGAACCGGATCGCAGTGGCCATGTTTGATCGCACGGTTCGGCTGACTGCTGCGTCTTTCCAGTGCTCCTCCCAGACAACCTCAAGTGCGTCCTCAAGTCCCAGCTCAGCCTGAGATGGCTTGGAGGTATCATTCATCGGTTTAGGCTTGCGGCCAACTGTCAGGTCAGCCTTCACCCTGGCTTCGAAGGCCTTAGCCTCCACGAGGGCGCAGTGGACCGTCTCACGGTAGCGCTCTGTTACCCCGTTACGGGTCACCTGCACGTCTACCTCAAGGCCGTTTCCTCTAGTTCTAATTGCCATTGTTTCTCTCCAGTGCTGCGTATGTGTCTAGTGAGTCTCCAATTCGACGAAGCAACGCCTCGCCCTTGGGTGTTAGCCGAAGGCGTATCATGCGTAGGTCCACCGGATCATGCGTCTTCTCCAGCAGTTTCAGCGATTGACGCGATCCTGATGGCCTCTCTTCCCCTACCCGTGTCTTACCCATGCGGGCGTCAGACATTGAGCGCAGAATGCGTGACATCGACGGTCGTGCGATGCCTGTGTGGTCTGATACGTCAGCTGAGTTGGGGTCTTCACCCTGCTCTGCCTTGTGTCTTGCAGTGTAGATCAGGACTGCCGCATAGGATGCCGGTAGGTCCATCTCGATAGCTCTTAGCTCATTGACTATACGTCCCATTGTTCTCAACTGGTTCGCGTCTGTCATCTTATTTCCCCTAGATCAGCCCGATAGCTGGTGGCTGATATAGCTCGACCTAGGAGTTAATGCAACCTAAATGTGTTGTTCCCCGTGCGTTCTAGTTGAACAATCCAAGGCCCACCCCGTGCGTCAGGATGGGCTAGGGGCTGCTCAGCCGTATGCCTGCTGCCAGTCGAAGTCCTCAGGGAGGGCTGCGCCCGGCAACATGTCTGCGACGTCGTCGATATCGAGGTGCTCGGCAGCGTCAGCTTGTAGGTCAAACATGTGGTATCTCCAGTGTGTGTGTAATGGTGCTTGAGCGCACAGGATGCCCCACCCCAGTATCCCAGGATGGGGTCACCGTTATGCTCGTTGCATGCGGGTCACGAGGTCGTCATGTGCAACAACCGCGCGGAGGTTCACCTTGGGCGTAGGTGTGGCCCGAGGCTTGCGGCTTGGCGCAGGTTTGACCACCGCAGTGGCCTTACGTGCGCGGGCCTCCGCACTGTGAACTCCGAGGAACCCGAAGATCACCGCGAAGCTCGTCAGGAACAGGACCACGCCCATCACTTCGCGTGGCAGCAGGTGCTGCACCACGGGAGGCGTCAGGGCGTCCAGATCGGCGCGCGCGCTGTCGCGTGTGGCCGTCAAGATAGAAGCGGTTGTCGCGTAGGTGTCCAACCGCCTGATGGGTCCGTCAATAGATGGCGTAGGAAGGGCTACGAGAGCCGCCTGCGCGGTCTGTAGGTTTCCCTTAGCAACCACTAGGTCCGCCGCGTAGGCCTCTGTAGCGGGTCCGTTGATAGCTGAGAGGGCAAAGCTATCAGCCTGCCACCCCGCATTCGTATTAGATCCACCGTCCATGAGGACGAAGATTAGCACACAGGCCCATGCGAACACCCCGCCCCCGCGAATTGCGGGGCCGGTCATGGAAGCGGCGACGATTGGCGCAACAGCGGCAACCACAGCAACCATGCAGGCAAGCGGTATCGATTTATCCCACAGAGCAAGCGCCCAGCCCACGCCTCCGAAGAGGGCTAGGATGCCGGTTGCCAACCATAGGGCAGTCTTTGTCCAGATGAACATTAGTGTAGCTCCAGTGTGTGTGTGTGTTGCTGCTTTAGTGCAGCCCAAGGCCCACCCCCTGGTATCACGGGATGGGCTAAGGGTTGAACTCAATAGCGCGGCCATAGGCCATGCTTTTGGAGGCATGGGTACTGTAGGATCGCAGCGGATGCCCAGACGTAGGCCCCTGCCTGTGTGCAGAAGTCTTCTAGGCACACTACGCCACCCTCGGGGCAATGCCCGTAGACTGACCACATATCAGCGTCTTCTGGGCTGCATGCCTCGTAATCGGTGCCGTCACCATCGTCTGATACGTCATGAACTGGGCCAAGCTCTAGGCCGTCGTACGCCTCAAAACCGTAGGCCCACGAAGGGTATACGGCCTCGTCATTCGGGTATGGTTCACCGCTAAGTGTGTTGCTCATAGTGTGTAGCTCCAGTGTGTGTGATTTGCTGCTTTAGTGCAGCCCAATGACCACCCGGGATTGCTCCCAAATGGCCTAAGGGTTGGACTATTTGTCGGGGTCTAGGTGGTCTAGATTTGTGAGGGTTTCGATAAGTGTTTCGTTGACATCAGATGTCCACCCGTAGTTGCTCACCAGCTCATAACCTGACGGGCAATTCCCCCACACCAGAAAGGCAAAGCCAAGGGGCTTTCCCTCTGCGTTGTAGTAGCTCAGCGTGTCCGCTCCCGTCTCACCCAGAAACTCAAAAAGGGCTTTGATGTCGGTTGAATGTTCTAGCGCATCGACCGCGCCATTGTATGCCGTGACGTTCAGGCCTGCATTTATCGCGCGCTCGATAACAGTGAGGGCGGCGGCTTTCTGGCCTTCGGAATATCCTTGGTACATTAGTGTAGCTCCAGTGTGTGTGTGTGTTGCTGCTTTAGTGCAGCCCAAGGCCCACCCCCTGTTATTAAGGGATGGGCTAAGGGTTGGACTCAGCCGTAGAGATAGGCGTCAACGGTGTCCTCAGCATCGCTTAGCCATTCGGCCACTACGCCCGGCATTGTGTGCGAACTACGCGGGCCATCAAGCTCGCCTTTATCCATTGCATACCAATAGGTGGCGGAGAAACGACCGGAGCGGTCATACACCATGGCAGGTGTGCCTTGGCCCGGATCATCAGTAAACATGTCGTCTGTATTGAGAACAATAGTGTAGCCCTGAGGCCCCTTAAGGGTCTTTTTCATGTTAGCTCCTGTGTGGCGTAGCTCTTGCGAGCGACTGTGTGTGTGTTGCTGCTTTAGTGCAGCCCAAGGCCCACCCCCTGTTATTAAGGGATGGGCTAAGGGTTGAACTATGTGGACAGGATTTGTATCGCACACTGCATGACCTTGCGGCCAAGCATGCTAGTGGCGACTGTGTGCAAGCCGCCCTGATCCATTGCCACGCCGTCGCGATAGGTGACAACGTGGCCAGTGACGCTAATCATGTAAGTAACGCCGGGCTTTGCGTATCGTTCCGCCCACGTCTTAAACGTCATGCGCTGCCGGTAACCCCGTGACCACGTAGTCATGAAGTTAACCCGCAGGTCACTCAGCGCATGTGTGCGCTCGTGAAGGTACGTGCGCCCCTTCCAATTCATGCGTCGGCTTGGGGGCAGGTTTTTCCACACAGCCGTGCGCGCCGTGGCGTAGTCCACCCCGGCACATGCCGCGACAGATACAACGCCACAGTTTGGAAGGCCGCAAGCCATGCCGTCAGGTTGTTGAAGTCTCATTTGTAGCTCCAGTGTGTGTGTGTGTGTGTTTTGGTGCATCAAGGCACCCTAAGGCCCACCCCATGGTATCACGGGATGGGCTAGAGGTTGCATTGTGTGCGAGGTTGCAACTAAGCGGCCCGAACAAAGCCCGATTGATCTCCGATTGCGTCACCCTTGGCACGCAGGCCAACAACAACGCCCTTAGGATCCAGCGGGCGGAAGTCATGTTCATCACCGTCGATGACCCTGAACGCATTGTTGTGTGTGATAAACCATGCAGGCAGTGGCATGCCACGCCGGGTATCAAACACAACCGCCACATTGTGACCATTGCGAAGGGCCTTGAAGGCGTCGTCATCGTTATCCTCAGCGAGGCTAAAGGTCAGTGTGTAGTTAGCCGGGAGGTTACGGCGATTGGCGCGCTTTGTGTAGTCGTAAAACTCCACGTTAGGGAAGCGTTCCATAAGGTTCGCATACGTCACCCCGTCCACAGTGAACGCGACGCGCTCCCATGTGATATCCGAGGTGGCGTTAAGGCGTACGGCTGGCTGCATGCCCGCCCGGTGTGCCTTAGCTTCAAGGGCTGCAATCTCTTTGACCAGTGTGGCCATAAACAGAGCGCGGTCCTCAAAGTATGCTTTGGTCCGCGCAATGCGGGCCTTGGACTTGCCTGTCATATACACAGGGTTGCCAGCAGTGTGTAAGCATGCCGCACGGCACCCAGCGGTGGCAGTTGGGCAGACTTCATAGCCCGATAGCTTGGCCGGTGCTAGGTGCAGCGGTGCAGCCATGACCCCCACTTTTCCGTTCTTGGCTAACTTTGGGTTAGCCTCAGGCTTAGCTAAGAGACTGGCGACGCCAAAGGTTGACGCGAGGTCTCGCTTAAGGGCTGCCAGTGTGTTGTCAATCAAGGTGATTGCCATGTGTGGTATCTCCAGTGTGTGTGTTGTGCTGTCTTAGTGCAGCCTGAGGCCCACCCCCCGGTATCAGGGGATGGGCTAGAGGTTGAACTAGTTTAGAGGTTGCGTCTACTTCCCCACGATGAGGCGACCGACAAGGTCATGAGGCAGAGCCCCGATATGCCAAAGCAGGTGACCGCTAGGCCTATGATGCCGTTCGCAACGTCAACCATTATGCTTTCCATTCTAGGCCTACAACGCCCGGAAAGAATTCGCAGCTGCTCATGACGCCGTTAAGCGTAACGTTGACACGGCCAGTAGAGCCGAGCGTGTGTGGCTGTGTTGCGCCGCTAAGTCTGCCAACCTCACCGCGAAATGTTGTCACGGTGTCACCAATGGCGACGGTCTGGCCTGTAGTGCTATTTATAAGCTGCATTGTGTGTTCCAATGTGTGTGTGTGCTGAGTGTTTCGGCCCCGTAAGGCCTCATCAGGCGGGCTGTTTGCTCCCGCTACACTCTCCCCTCACTGCACTAACGTTGTCTCAGGCCGCTTGGCCGCCGTGTGCAATTCCCTTGTACCGCTGAGCGCTCATCACAGGGTGTCTCCCCTGTGTGTTTCAGCTAAAGGCGGGTCCGCTTGCTATGCCGTGGGAGGAACCATTCCCGTGGTGGAGAGGTGTGAACCCTTCCGACCTCCAAATAGAACCACAGAACGGGTCCGCTTGTCAACTGGCCAGTGTTTACAGGTGATCTAGGGGCGGCATTGGGTGGCCTGTGGTTACTTTGGGTGGGAGGTTGCATGCATTTTGAAAGGGGCAGGCGAGCACTCGTTCTGGCGTGGTGAGGAAGCGATGCGCGCGTGCTGTATGTGCGAAGGGTTGGCATGTGGGTGCCGCATTGGATCAAATATCTAGCGCGAACCCAATAAACACTGGCGATCTGGCCCCACATGTGACGCGGACGGTGGCGCATGGCCCCCCATGCCCTCATTGCATACCATTCGCAGGCACCCGACGGGGGGGAGCGGCGCTGCCTCCCCCTATCATAAAGGGTCACACAGTTTTGGTACAAAAAGCGGCCTGGATATGGTGGTACGCGGAGCATACTTTTGGCTACTGTCAAGCACTAACTTTTCATGCAAGGCATAGGCCACTGTCAAGGAGTTGACCTAAGGTATCGCCTGGGTACCGACTGACCTACGATAGTAGGGAGGGAGTAACCCAGGCGTGGGTAACCTACCGTTTGACCCAACACTCCCCAGGTAGACCCAATGCTACCTAAGCTATGATACATATGAGTGATATCATTGGTGGTTATGTCCTAGGTAAACCCCAGTCACCTAAGGTATCTTGAGGCTAACCTAAGGTATCTTGAGGTTAACCTAAGGTATCTTGAGGTTACCTGCTGTAGTGTACCTATAGTGGTGCAAAGGGGGGGCGGGGGGTTTCGCATTGCCCATAGTGAAGGGTTATGAGTAAACTGAATGAAACCAAGGGGTTATGATACCCCCTGATTTCACCCATTAAGCCGCCTCTACGCGGCTATAAGTTCAGCATAAAGCCGTCCTTGCGGGACTTCTTACGTGCTCTGTGGGGAGACACCAGAGCGTACACTTGGTTCTGGAGGTGGGTCTTAACGTCCCTCTTCCAATCCTTCTCCTTGGCCTTCTCAGCGGCACCTAAGGCACTCTGAGCGAGACTGTCCATCCAGTACTGTACAGCACCGGCAACAGCATCGAGCCTATCATCGTGAGCCAAGGCTCCACGGTCCTTCGTGATGCGGGACATTTGGTAGAACAGGCGGTAATTCACGGCCTGATCTATGGTGTACCCCTGGACTAGCTCATCGTCCTCCCTGATGACCTGCTCAGCGACTACGAGCCGATGTTGGTTCATAATCGGCTCAAGGGCGGAGATGATGCGGAGTTCCTTCTGCTGGCTCACCCGAACTGTCTCCACGGTACACAAGTGTCCTATGGTTCTCAGGTGGGGCATGAGGAGTGATGCAAACATCCCTTGGCCAAAGTTATCCTCAACTTGGATGAGGTTCACACCGAAGGTCTTGGCATCGGTGGCAATGCGTCGGAGGACATGATCCTCGTAGCCACCTTGGATACCAACGGCCTTCATCAGGTAGACTGTGGCGTTGAGCATCTTGGTGATGGCCCACGCAGTTTCATCCTTACCCCTGCCTGAGGGGTCAACGATCATGACAGCGCCTGTGTAGGGCTGGTATGTATCATCCACGAAGGCGGGCCTGAAGAACCCATCACCATCTAGGCCGGGGGTGAACAGGTCGCTGTAAGCGTTGGTGACCTTAGGCCCCCAGGCGACACTGGCGGGTGCCTTCTCGGTGTCCAGAGGCATCACAATGAGGTCTCGTAGCTTCAGTGGGTACCTGTCACCATCAGACAGGCTGGTGTCTAGGAGGAACTGCAGGCTGTACCCTGAGTTACCATATGACAGCCTGCGCTCAGCCAAGTCTTCATCAGAGAAGCGCTTGGGGTCGGTGGACTGTCCGAACTTGAGGAATCCCTGTTCGAGCTTCAGTGCGAGGTACGGTGCGAGCTTACCGTGCATGCGTGTCAGGTAGTTTTCGTCTGGTATCTCTGATGGCCATATGCGGGCCACGTAGCCGCGCTCAAGGAGGCGGTTGTATAGTGATTGCTCAGTCTGAGGTGTGCCTAGGTAAGTCACTCGGCCACCCGGGATAATCACGGAGTCAAACTCCTTGACCAGCTCGGAGGTCTTGTCGCGCTGACCTTGGGTCTCAGCGTTACCGGGAACCTCGATGTCATCAGCGATGATGTCGTTCGCACGGGATCCTGTGAGCTGCCCGGTTACACCCACGGACTTAACCGAGGGTGAGTGCTTCGCGCGGGCCGGGCCTACGTCGAAGGCTACGTTAGAGTCGCGCTGCTTCTCCTGAGCCACGAGGTGCTGGAGGATTGGCAGCTCACGGATGAGGCGCTTGGTGAAGGTTGAGAAGTCGTCGGCCCGCTGCTTTGAGGCTGAGACCACCATGATGGCCCAATCGGGGTCACGCAGGAGTAGCCAGCAGACGAACGCTGAGGTGATGTAGGACTTGCCCACACCACGGAAACCCTCGATGATCCTGCGCTTGCCGCCGTATTGGAGGTAGCGCCCTATATCGAGTTGTATCTCAGTGGGCGGTGGTAGGTTTAGGTGCTGCCACACGAGGTGAAGGAAGACGTTGAAGTCCTCGTAGATGCGGTGCAGCTCAGGCCGGTCGGAGAACTCAGTCTTCCACCAGTTAGGTCCGTATTTGTTGTCAGACATGGGTGATACCTTGCGGTAGCCTCTAGGTGCCACAGAGAAGGCCACAGGCGAGCAGTAGTAATCTTGGGTACACGAGGGTACCTGAGGTAACTACCGCCCGTCCTGGGGCTTCCTGTAGCGCAGGCTAGTTTAGGAAGTCGCGGATGGCTTCAGGATCGGAGGCGATCTTGTTCACCGCGTCTACGAGCGTGTTGAGGGCGGTGTTGTCCGCATCCCGGGCTGGCTCGATGCCGTTGTCCTTGAGGAACTTGATGGCTTGGGCGATCATTGGGGCTGACACCTCTTCACCCTTGAGGGATGCTGTGATGGTCTCAGCCACTAGCTTGTGGAGTGTTTCGAGATAGGTAACCTTGGCTGCCTTACTCATAGGGGGCTTCCTTTCGGATCATTTTGCATACGGTTGAGATGGGGGTGAAGTACATGGCGGAGCCGTCAGCGGCAGCGGCGTTCGCGATCCCTACGATGCGTCCGTCTTCGGCGCTCATTACGGGACCTCCAGAATACCCAGGACGTACACGGGTTGCTTGCGCTGCCGTCATTCCCCTCATGTAGTTGACATAGGGGAACGTGCCGGAGGTTGCAGACACGCTGATGTTGGAGTTCTCGGTGATGCCAACGTCAGACTCCAAGATGAGGTCTTCATCTTCCTTTATGGATAGGCCGTACACGTCAGTTCCGGGGTATCCTAGGAACACGAGGTGCTCTCCAGGGTATGCGTCGATGCACTCGCCTGGATCGCCGTACTGAATGATGGCTATGTCGTCTCCGTCATCGGAGGACCACGCATAGTCTAGGGTTCCACCACAGGCCGCTACAACGTGTTTGGCGGTTACGATGGAAGAACCTACCTTAGTGGCCGTAGCAACGCTCCCACGGGACCGTGTGGTCGGCGCACACATCACACGACCGGCGAGCGAGGCGTCAACCGTTGCGGGGATATCAACGACCTGCGTATAGGCGTACTTAGGGATAGCGCAGGCCACTAGGGCGAGCAGTGTGATAACCACTAGTTTCTTCATGGGTTATCCGTTCGTTGAGAGGTCGCGTCTTTGTGGTCATCAGCGAGGATTTCTAGTACACGGTCGATGCGGGCGTCTTGCCTGTCGAGCCGCAGGATCAGTCGGTTCTCAAACGCACCTATAGTTTCTTCGATGCTTTTGATCCGACCGCGGTTAGTCTCGGCGGTGGTCTGCGTGGAACCAAAGGCCAAACTCCCTGACGCTACGATAGCAATCAGGGAGAGGGCCACTGGAATGTGCACGGTCAGCCACCGTTCTGTCTTCTCAGACATAGCGGGGGGTTTCCTGTTGGTTTGTGGGTTAGCGGGCGTAAGCAGTACCGAAGAGCTTGAAAGCATTTGCGGATAGCGAGCCCACGTTTACGTCCTTGCGGACCTGAAGAGTGTAGGTGTTTGTACTGCCAAGGGTGGCTCCGACATCCACGATAAAGTCCGCGAACGCGCCTCCTATTTGGTGCGGGATGGTGACGGTGCCGGAGGTTCCGGTGCCGAAACTTGCCGCGTATACGCCGCTTGCGTTAACTGCGACCATGGTGAGGGCACCTGAGATATCCACGCCATTACGAAGGATGCGGACCTGAATGTTCGTAGCGCCCCATCCGCCGAAGCCAAAGCACAGTAATGAACAGTCGATCCGCACCAGAGAGGCACCAGCTGGCACAACGAGGGCTACGGTACCCTTGGTGATCCAGGTCGTCGTCAGGATGTGCCAGCCTGCCGTGGTGGAAAAGGCACTCTTGGTCAGCTCGCCGCTGGAGATGGCTTCCTTGTAGAGAGACCCGTTGATGATGACGTTACCGTCCATCTCGATCTTGTCAGCTTTGAGCTTCAGTTTCGATAGGGCGGTCTTGGTGTCACTCATGGCTTCAATGGAGGCCACCGAGTTATCCCCGGCGTTCACCTTGATACCATAGTAGGCAAAGTCACCAGTGCTGTCCGTCAGGGCTGTTCGGATTTCTCCGACCCCTGCCCCGATCCCGTGGACTGGGTATATGTTGTACTCTCTAAAGTACATCTGGACAGTTCCATTGACAGTACCAAACAGCCCGGTCGCGCACATAAGGTACACAGCCGCCATGGTTGTCCCAGCCGGAGGTACAACGGAGTATTCAATAGTCTGCCATCCGTCTGGGGTGTTTCCAACGATGGCTCCCTCTGTGTTGCGGGCCGTGTTGAAGGCCTGTCTCTCTGGAACACCTACGTTGGCGCTGCTGATGTTTTTGAACTGAACCCACAGTCCACTGTAGGTTAGAGCGCCTCCGACACGCTTGAACGTGGCGCGGATGATGTACCTCTTACCGGGAACCATACTATGAGTAGTGTTCCACCTCAATCCTTGGGCATTGCCAGAAGTTCTAGTTGAGTAGTACATCCCAGTTTCTCCAGGGAACTCGGGGAGCGCCACGGATGTGACGTCAAACGCGTTTGACCAGTTGCTCCATGAGAGGGGAGTGCCGCTGGCAGGACCTTGGTCGAAGTACGGGTTAGGGATCAGATTAGAGTTACTCTGACGGTTACTCTTGGTTTGCAGTACGCTGATCTCAGACGCCCTTGCGGTGTTTTCGGTTACCTGAGCATTGCTGACAGTCGTGATGTTGGACTGAAGGGTATTGTTCTGTTCACCGGCTGTAACCGAGCTGTGGTTGAAGTACGGAGGAACAGTTGATCCTGCGGGCATCAGTGCGGCTACAGGCTGGCATAAGCGCAGCGTCATCACACCAGAGCCAGTTGAGTAGACCCACACTTCTAGCTGGCACTTCACAGCCCCAGCTGGAGCCACTGCCACGTGCGTTACAGTGGTGAATGTGCTCAGCTCTCCGCTTCCAGAGAAGCCAGCAATGGGCGTATTAGGGCCGTTCGACTGACCTACATATGTGCCCGACGCAGTTCTCCACGTCGCCTGTATCCTAGCGTGGGTTCCTGGGCCGATGAACCCTACGTGGGCGCGAAGTCCTATGGTATCACCAGGAACACACCTGATGCCGTTCTTGCTATAGCTGCGCTGCCGGATGTACTGCGATACTGCGGTGGCCGTGCGGCTGTACTCCTTGACGCGAAGTCCGCTGGGTAGCGTGTAGTAGACAATAGCACCCGCAGTGGTGGCCGTTCCATCCTGCGACCAGTAGTTTGTAGTCTCGTAGAAGCCGGTGTCTGAGCAACCGTTTGTTCCCACGGGCGATGCGGCCTGCTGAGCTGATAGGCTTGTTACAGCGCTAGCGCGGGTGAGCGTCTCAGTAGCCAAGGCCTCCTCAACGGTCGTGATGTTAGCTTTATTGAGCGTACCCTGAGACTGAGCTAGGGTTACGGGCCTGATGCTGACCTCGCGCCACTCAATGCTGTTAGCAGAAGATATGGAACCCATACTGGTGAAGTGTGACATAGCAAAGAGCTTAACGCTCACAGCACCAGCCGGTGGTGTCCACTCTTTCTCCCAGCGGACTACGCCGTCAGGGGTTGCCGTGATCGCACCGCTCGTGTTGGCCTCAGTTGCAAAGTAGAGGTACTGAGATGAGAAGATAGCGCCGACAGAGTTTCTGCACTGGTATAGTAGTCCAGCGCCAGTGAGTGGTCCTGATAGCCTGCGTATCTCCGCCGAGATAAGGTACTTTCCGGCGTCGGAGATAGGCACTTCCTGAAGGATGCCGTGGTTGGCACCTGCAACAGTGTCCACCCGGAATGCGTATCCCGATCCGATCGATCTAGGGACGAACGACCCGGTAGCTGGGGATGACCACGCGCTCCACATAGGGGGAACTGCGAGTCCTGTGAACTCCTGCTGGAACGCACTGTTCTTCACAATGCTGTCTTCCAGTCCACTCATGCGGTTTCTGTTAACAGCGAGCGTTGCATTCAGTATGCCAACGGAATCGACTCGAGCGGACGACTCGGTCGTGATGGCCGTGCCCAAGTCTATGATGTCCGCCTCAGCATCTGCCGTACGGGCTGTAATGAGTCCGAGGCTCTCAGCGAAGGCGGAGTCTGCATCAGACCTAGCCGTGTCGTTTGCGATGATTGCGGCCTCAGCGTCTGTCGTACGGGCTGTAATGAGTCCGAGGCTCTCCGCGAAGGCGGAGTCGGCATCCGACCTAGCCGTATCGTTGGCGATGATTGCGGCCTCAGCATCTGTCGTACGGGCTGTAATGAGTCCGAGGCTCTCAGCTAACGCTGAGTCGGCATCCGACCTAACCGTGTCGTTGGTGATGATTGCGGCCTCAGCGTCAGCTGTTCGCGCCAGCAGCCCAGTGATGGACGTTGCGACCGCACCATCAGCGTCAACGCGGGCGGATGTCTCAGCCACCAGTGCAGCGTCTACGACGGCTAGGGCGTTCACACGGGCGAGGGCCTCGTCTAACAGCCCCTGGGCGCGGGCGCTAGCCTCGGCAGCCACAGCGTTTGCACGGGCGAGGGCCTCATCGGACAGTCCCTGGGCGCGGGCGTTAGCCTCGGCAACCACAGCGTTTGCACGGGCCAGCTCTTCGGCAGCAATGAGTGCAGCGAGGTTGGCCAGTGCGGCAGGCGGTGCGGAGGCGTCGATCTGCTCAGCGATCCATGCTGCTGTGATCCACCCGCCGTCTGGGTTAAGTACTGTGAGGTCGCCAAGCAGTAGAGCATCTGCGATCTGATCGATCAGCTCCTGCATGACGTAGAAGTTCTGGAGGTCGCCAGCGTTGAGGTCGCCAGCGAGGAGCGTTTGGCCATCGGTGAAGTTTGTCACACGGGTGGCGCGCTCAGTTAATCTTTGGATCCTGATGGTCGCGTTAAGCGCGGGTGCCACTAGTAGCTCAACGCGGGTACCGCTTATCCATTTGAATCCACGCAGCTCGTCATTTACGAATACGAATACGTGCTGCTTACTGAGGTACCCGAACGGGACATCATATTGAACGGTTCCACCGTCTGAGACGAAGGCAGTGTAGGACAGAGCCATTGGGGGGTTTCCTTGGGGAGAGAGGGGAAGCCCCCCTCCCCGAGTAGCTCTTGTGAGCAATGAAGGGAGAGAGGCCTCTAGTTTTCTGGAGCTTCGTCGGGGAACACTTCCGTGTCAGGGACGAGAGCAAACAGAGCGTTGATAGTCGCCTGGGTGACAATGTGATTTCCCAGAGGTGCCATGAGTAGCGCTAGGTTCTTCACTTCGTCCTGTGACGGACCATCCTTTGCCAGATCGGTGATGCCCTTCTTAGCTCGCGATAACTTGGAGTAAGCCGGGTTGCCGGTCAGGATGTCAGATCCGAGTCCGGATGCTCTCGAATGTGAGAACATGGGGCCAGCACCGGGTACCCCAGAGTCCTTCGCTAAAGCACCAGCGGAGTCGATGAAGTTAGGAGCCAGTGAGGCGTGGGCCGAGTAGTAGAACGCAGCCTTCCACGCTTCTTCCATGGTTAGGCGCTCAGCGTAGAACTTGTTGCGTTCTTCCTCGTTACGGATTGCAGCCCCTTGCAGGGATGTCCGTGCCATGAAGCCTATGGCGCCACCAAGTGACATGAGGATGATCTCAGCTGCCACCTTAGGGTCCGTTAGACCACCCGCTCGAACGGCGAACCCAAGGTGCTTGGAGTAGGCCGAGATCGGGAAGTTCATGAACTGAGTCATCAGCTGAAGTGCTGGGCTGTTCCTGAACTCTAGTGGAAGGTGACCAAGGTCTCCCTCCATCACAACGCGCCGGGTGTTCCGGTCGACTGCATTGATGAAGGTGTTTAGAGCCTCTGCGTCCTGCCACTTATCAACGTCCCATGCATTGACGGGGCGTCCTGTATCCGGTGACTCGAAGGTCTCCATGCGTCTCAGATCGGCGGTGATGCGGCCCCACATGTCGTCGGAGATGCCTAGTGCCAGCATGCGCTTGTCGCTTAGCGGCTTCCTCCCAGCCAGAGCGGCCCTAGTGAAGATGTTCGCGCTGTCGACGGCGATGTTGGAACGGAGGTATTCTTGGATGACATGCATTCCAGACCAGCGCGCGGTGAGGTTGGATGACTTACGGGTGAACGTATCCACCCTGTTCTCGAACTCAGTACGAGGGTCGGCGAGGGACTCGAAGGCTTCCTCGAAGCGACTGTTAGTCTTAGTAAGGCGACCACGTAGCTGCGCTGACCCGTGACCCATAAGTAGGTCTTGGGCGTAGTACAGGCTTTCCTTGAGAGCAGGATCGTTGCTCTTGGCCATCTTATAGTAGTTGTTGAACGCGGGCATCCTCTTGAAGAGGGAACCCGGGCCGGTGGCCGTAATGGCTCCACCCACTTCTGATACAGCAAGGAAGCCAACGTTACCCATGGTAGACGCGAAGTTCATCCGGCGAAGCTGGTTCGTCCAGAAGCTCCAACCTTGGGCGCTCATCAGTGACTCAGAAGGAACACCAAGGATGGCGTCCTTCATGTTGCTCAGCATGTTGGCCTCACGCTCCGTCGCACGTTGGCGGCGGGGATCGGCACGGGCTGCATCGCGCACACCTTTGATAGCTGTGTCCAGCTCGGCAGCTGACCGGAAGCCAGCCTTGAGCAGGCCTGCGTGTCCTGCCAGTTCTGAACGGTAGGACATGAAGTTATCCAGCGCGTTCCACTTGAACATGCCCATGATGTCAGCGTCGGTCGTGGGGTCGAACTGCATGTCGATCCTAGGCTTGGCCCGGTTGCTGTTTGCAGTACTCTTCTTCACAGGTGCAATAAGGTCCATCACCATGTCGATTGCTTCCTCGATACGACCGGGGAATGGGTCACCCCTGTTGAAGGCTTCCCGTGCAACTTCCTTGGCAGCGTCACGATACTCGGGATGCATTGGCTGGAAGCGTCCGCCCCCTTTGTCGGAGGCGCGGTTCATTAGCTCAGAGACAGTCGCGACGTACTTGTTGGCAACTCGGCCTGCGATGGTGTGGCTATCCACTCCAACATCCGCACCAATCTCGGCAAAGCGAGCTTCGTTGGCACGGTGCAGCGGCATCATTAGTCTGGCAGCAACACCCTCTTCGCCACGAAAGCGGTTCATTAGAGTGTCAAACCCAGCCTTGTCGAAGGTACGCCGCATGTGGCCGCTCTTGTGCTCCACACCTTTGAAGTCATGCGCCCCGTCGTAGCCATCGGCGTCCACCAGTGGTCTTCCCGTAGGTGACATAGCGGTGTCATGTGGTTGGGCGTTTGGATCGGATGCGCTTGCTGCGAGGTTGTACTTGTGGGCGCGTTCGATCTTCTCCACCTTCGTGGGCGTAGACTTAGGCTTCTGGGAGATAACCAAGGCCTGTGCGTCTACACCATCAGGTGTCATTGCGAAGTAGGTCGTGGCGGTCCCTCGGACGTCAAAGGTTGCCGAAGCTACCTCGTACCCGTCAGGTGCACGGCGCTTGAGCAGCGCAGCCTGGAGGCGGGCAGTGTCGTCCTTTAGGCCGGAGAAGACATAGGTCTGTCCGTCGTTCCTAGAGAGGGTATCTTCCATGATAGCATGCACGGCAGCAAAGGCTTGTTGGCTTTCAGCCATGCCCTTGTCGGCGCGCACTTCCATCGTCCAGTTGTTCGACACCCAGTCCCACTCAACTTCGAGAGGGCCTCCATCGCCTTGGTACTCGGCGAAGCGCACGTTGATGCCATCGTCGCCCGACGGCAGCGTGACAGTCAGCTCGCGCTGTCCGATCTGGTCTACACCCTCAACGACATTCGCTGCTTTCCACTCCGGTGTGCGGAATGCTTGCAGGTGGCTGCCAATGGATGCAGATTCGGCCATGGTCTGGGATACCCAGAGGTCGGCTTCAGGGACGTCATAGTCCTTCCACGGCCCACGCTTCATACGTTCAGCCCTGCTGAGGCCGATGCGCAACTGGGCAACACGGGCGTTCTGCTCGGCTGCGTTCGTCAGGTAGGAGTAGAACGGGTCTGTGTTCCCCGTTAGGTAGGCAGGGTTCGTCCCCAGACCACGGTTCTGCATGTCATCAAAGACGTGCTGTAGTTCGTGGAGGAGCGTTGAAACCTGCTGCTCCTCGGGGAGCTTGTCGTTCAGAGCAATGGAGGCAACACGGTCACCAGCTTCACGCGCACTGACACCGGCGTGGCCGGTCTCGGTGATGTGCTTGTAGAGCCAGGCGGCCTGTACAGCCGTGTTCTGCACCTCAGGTGAGGATTTCAGGATCGTTGGGCTGGCCAGTACGGACTTCAGGTTAGTAGGGGCGTCTGTAAGGGTGGTGTTGAGCCAACCCATAGGGTCACTCAGTTCAGTCACCCAGTCACCTGAGGGTCCACGCCCGTGAAGGGTGGCTTCCCAGATTTCATCCCTGCTCTTACCGGCAGCTTCCATTTCCATGGCAAGTTTGAAGGCGGACTTGTTGCCACCCGGGGTATTCGGTGAGACGAACACGCCGATGCCTGGAGTATTGTGGGTCCAAGAGCGTAGGGCTGCCCTGCGGCTGGCTCTGCCACCAAGCATACCCAGGACAGCGCCAGCGATGGCGAGACCTTCGGTTGTACCTTCAGGGGCGTTGGCGATCTCTTCTGACAGAGCACCAGCACCAGCACCGGCCACGGAACCTACGGATGAGCCGAGGAGGTCGTGCAGAATGCTAGCTTTGCGGAAGGCCTTGCCGTCCTTGTACATATCCACTTGCTGTGCGTACGCCATTGCGACGTCGACAGCCTTGGCATCAGTAGCCACGGATGCACTCTTAGCTCCCACCTTGTCATACTCTGCGAGCTTGGAAGGAACGTTAGTAAGTGCCTCAGCCTTGGTACTGCCCATGTATGTCTGGACGTGACCTGGACGGGATGCTGCTACTGACTGATAGCTATCGGGGGCAACCATGTTCCAGTCGCCAGTCTCAGAGTCCTTGTAGAGTTTGACGACGGTGCCATCCTTGTAGGTGACAGTGTGTTCGCCAGTATCTCTTGAGTACTTTGAGGTGACGTGCTCTCCCAGCCGGCTGAAGTCAGATACCGGGGTGGCAGCGGCGGGCGTAGTACCCTCCTTGGCCTTGAGCTTGCGTATGGCTGCCTGAAGCTCTTCCTTGGATGGAAGTGCAGCGGCCCACTCGTCAGGCTTACCTCTGAGTGCCTTGGCTAGCTCTTGGTCGATTGCCGAGTATAGCTTGCTCTCCAAGTCTTTACCCATGATGCCCTGATCGGCCAACTCCTGTGCCTTCTTAGCCATCCACACTTGGCGGGGGCTGTCTGGAGCACCCATCTCCTTGGCGGGAGCAGGAGCCTTAGCGGGGGCCGCTGAGCCGGTCCTGAATGACTTGCGACCGAGGTACGTCCTGGGTTCCTTAGCAGCCGCAGGGGGCGTCTCAGGGGCGCTAGGCGGTGCATCGGGTGCGCGAGGAGGTGCATCAGGTGCCCTAGGTGGACCAGCAGGGGCGCTAGGAGGTGCATCAGGTGCCTTAGGTGGACCGGCAGGGGCGTCCCTACCTGTGACGTAGCCGCGGCCGCGCACGTAGTTCAGCGTATCGGCTGTACCCTCGTCGAGTGCCTTGAAGGCGGCTACAACATTTGGGTCTGTGTCGAAGTGAGCTTTCTGTCCTGTACGAACCATCTCTGCGTGGTGTCCCACACGGTTGAAGAAGTCATCGATCTGCCTGCTGCTCATGCCTCCAGTTACGGCGAGGTCACCTGTGGCCGCATAGAACTGCCTGGCAGCCTCAACGGCGGGTCTGGCATGAACGGCAGCCGAGTCTACGATGCGCCGCTTTGACTCCCACGCTGTGATGCCCTGAACCTTACCACCCTTGGCGTCAGTCCACGGGTTCCACGACAGGAGAGAGGCGATGCCACGTACGGTCGAACTCTCGGAGCGCTGTAGGCGAGCCAGGGGTGTTCCGAATGTGAACCTCTGGCGGTCAGGGGCGTTGGCAGCAATGTCAAGATACGAGTCGTCAGTGTAGCGAATTACTTCATTCAGCTGGCGGGATCCTACGTCAGCGCCGCCCTCTTGTCCCATCTGGTAGATGGACTTGTGGAGTGCCTGTTCGAACGTCTCGGCAGCCTTGGGCGACACTGCGCCACCGATGCCACCCAGGACAACACCAAAGGCAGCGGCTCCACCAACGGCAATGCCATACTGGTCCCATGTGTAGGCAGGATCGCTTGCCTTGCGGATCAGCTCAAGTGGAGTAACGACTATGGTGTTCTCACCGGCAGCCTGTAGGCCAGCAGCGGAAACCTTGGCAACACGCGATGTTCCGAAGGCTTCAGCTGCGACAAGAGAGAGACCGGCCTGCTTAGAGACGTGCCAAACGCCACCCCCTGCGAGCAGGTAGACGGGGTCGAGCATGTTGATGCTGACGCGGGCTATAAATCCGTCAACGCCGTTCATTGTCTGGCCGATCTCGAACTCGCGGTCCTGCCGCAGCTTGAACTGAGTGGCGAGGGCGATAAGGTCTGATGGAGAATCGGCGTCAGCCAAGGCTGGCCAGTATTGGGAGCTTAGGTCGTTCGCTTCCGCGATAGCCATGATGTCCTTCATGTTGCCGACGTAGCCGTCCTGCTTGAACTTGCCCTGCTCAATCTTGCGTTGGAGGGGAGTTCCGAGGCCGGCTTGGAAGGTGTTATATGTAGGGTCCACCATCTCCCGAGCCTGCTCCCGGTCGAACCCCAAGAGGAACGACGGGAGGAGGTCTTGGCGGGCCACCGCGTCAAACACTGTATGGTCCACGTACGGTAGGGGGTTGTTGTCTAGCTTGGACCCCA